TCCCGTGACAAGCAACGGCGCAAGGGCACCGTGACGGACCTGGACAGTGCGGCCGAGTTCGAGGCTGACCTGACGATGGACAGCTTCACCGACTTCGTTGAGGCCTTCGCCTTCGTCAACGCGACGAACGGCGACCTGTACTTCACTGAGGCCAACGCCACGTCGTCCGGCTTCACCATCCCCGCTGCCCCCGCCGCCCAGGCGGCCAAGCTGCAGTTCACGTCTGGCGGGCCGATCAGCCTGCTCTACGCGCGCGGCTACGCCAACGCGGCAAACAACGGCCTCAAGCCCCTGTCCGCTGACGTCGGCTCGACCGGCACGGTGATGGGGTTCTCCGGCGCTGTGGCCGAGACCGCGCCGTCGACCGCCATCGTCGAAATCGCAGGCATCCGCCCCGAGATCGGCGACCTGTCCCTCACTGTGTCCGGCACAGTAGGCACCCTGACCTCTGGCAACAACGCGGCGGTCAACAACATCGACTTCACAACCCTCGGCCTGACCGTCGGCCAGTTCATCCACGTAGGTGGCCTGACGACCGCCAACCAGTTCTCGGCAGGCGCAGGCTACGGTCGCATCACGGCGATCGCCGCGGGCACCCTGACCCTGGACAAGCTGAGCGCAGGCCTGGCGACTGACACCGGGGCGGCCGAGACGGTCGACCTTTTGTTCGGCCGCTTCATCCGCAACGTGCCGGTCGACAACGGGGACTTCCTCGAGACGAGCTACCAGTTCGAGGCGAGCTACCCGAACCTCGGCACGGGCGGCGCGACGGAGTACGAGTACGCCCTGGGCAACTACTGCAACCAGGTGACGTTCAACCTCCCGCTCACGGACAAGGCCACCGTCTCCTTCGGGTTCATTGGCACTGACACCGAGACGCCGACAACGACCCGAAAGTCCGGTGCGGCCACGCCACGCACGCCGACGAAGACGGAGGCGCTGAACACCAGCTCCGACGTCGCTCGCCTGCGCGTGACCGAGGTGGACGAGACCGGCATCACGACCGACTTCAAGTCGTTCAGCATCACCTTCGCGAACAACGTCTCTCCGGAGAAGGTTATCGCACAGCTGGGCGCCAAGTACATGAACACGGGCAACTTCGACGTGTCGGTCGACGCACAGGTCCTCTTCACGAGCTCCGCGGTGGTCTCGGCCATCCGGAACAACACGACCGTCACCATGGACTTCATCCTGGACAACTCGGATGGTGCCATCGCGGTCGACGTGCCGAGCCTCACGCTCGGCGGAGGCGGCAAGGAGTTCCCGGTGAACGAGAGCGTCCTGCTGAACACGACCGGCCAGGCCTTCCGCGACGCGTCCCTTGGGACTTCCATCGGCGTCTCGCTGTTCGCCATCGTGCCGTAAGAGACGGCTCTAGAGCCCGGTGCCAGGTCTTCGTCGGGGAGGCCTGGCACCACATCCCCGACACCCCGATATTGGAGAAGACACAATGACACAATTCGCACACCTCAAGAAGCTGGACGTCTCTGGCACCCAGACCGCCGAGTTCCACATGCACGCCGTCGACGGCGAGCCGGTCCTCATCATGGCCCCCGCGATGGAGAGCAACAAGCCCTACTTCAACGCATCCCTCAAGAGCTCGCGCAAGAACATGCGCTCCATCCGGAACGGCAACGTCTCGGCTGGCATGCTGGACGAGACCCGCGAGACCGACCGCGAGCTGTACGCCGCGCACGTCGTCAAGGGCTGGAAGAACGTGACGGACGCCTCGGGCAAGCCAGTCCAGTTCACCCGTGAAGTCTGCGCCGAGTTCCTGGCCGCGCTGCCCAACTGGCTGTTCGACGAGGTCCGTGAGTTTGCCGGGACGCCCGCCAACTTCATCACCGACGACCAGGTGGACGCGGAGGCGGTGGCAAAAAACTCCAAGAGCGGCTGACCTTCGAGCTCCGCCTCGAGCGTGACGGGTTCACGGTCGAGGCGGCGCTAGAGAAGGGCAGACCGCTCCCCGACTGGTACATCAACGAGCCGATCGTACCACCCGCCGACGAGTTCTACCTGCGAGCCTTCTACGACCTGGTGACGGGTCGCAACCAAGACGGCAGGATACCATGGAGGGACATCGAGGACTACGTTGACCACATCGGACTGGACCCCGAGATACCCTTCAAGGAGATAATCCGGGCGCTCGAGAGGGAGTTCGGCAGCTGGCAAGAAGAAGAGCGGGTCCGCAAGGCAAGGCAGCAAGAGCTCAGTCGCAGCGGTCCCGGAGGTAAGCAAAGGACACCGAAGTGACAGACTTCCGCATCAGGGTGGTTGTAGACCCCTCCGGCGCCACGCGCGGCACCCGCCAGGTCGAGGGACAACTCGACCGCCTCGGTCGGTCTGCCACTCGGGTCCAGCGCCTGATCGCCGGCGCCTTCGCCTTCACGGGCCTGGGCGTCGGCCTTGGTGCCACCATCCGCCTCCTCGCGAACTTCGAACAGCAGATGAGCACGGTCCGCGCCATCACTGGCGCCACCGAGGTGCAGTTCCGCGCCCTGCGCGCCGAAGCCCAACGGCTCGGCTCGACCACCCGGTTCTCCGCGTCTGAGGCTGCTGAGGGCATGCAGTTCCTCGCTCGTGCTGGCTTCAACACCGACCAGGTGCTCGCCTCCATAAACGGTACGCTGCTCCTGGCCCAGGCGGGAGCCCTCGATCTAGGCTCGGCGGCAGACATCGCATCCAACATCCTCACTGGCTTCCGGCTGAACGCCGCGGAGACCGGGCGCGTCGTCGACGTCCTGGCCCTCGCGTCGAACTCCGCCAACACGGACGTGCGCCAGCTCGGCGAGGCCATGAAGTTCGTGGCGCCCGTCGCGGCCGGTCTCGGCGTGTCACTGGAAGAAGCGGCCGCCGCAATCGGCGCCCTGTCCGACGCAGGCCTCCAGGGCTCGCTGGCAGGCACCGGCCTGCGTCGCGTCCTGGCCGAGCTCGAGAGCTCCAGCCCCGCCTCCAAGACCCGGGACATCCTGGCTGCCGTTGGTCTCACCGCCGACGAGGTCCGCGTCTCCCAGGTTGGTCTGACCACTGCCCTGACCCGTCTGCGCGACGCCGGGATCGACACAGGCCTGGCCCTGGAGATATTCGGTGACCGTGGCGGTCCTGCCTTCGAGGTCCTCTCGAACGCCCTGCCGCGTGTCAACGAGCTGACCGGCGCCCTCGAGAACGCGGGTGGCACGGCCGAGCGCATCGCCGCCATCATGGACGACAACCTGAACGGCGCCCTGCTCTCTGTGCGCTCCGCCATCGAGGGCCTGATCCTGGCCGTCGGGGACAGCGGGGCGACCGGTGTGTTCACCACGTTCTTCGCGGTGCTGGCCGAGGGCATCCGGTTCCTGACCGTCAACATCGACGTGGTGATCCGGGCCTTCGAGGTCCTGACGGTCGTGATCGTCACCCGCTTCGTCGTCGCGACGCTCAGCGCGTCCGGCGCGATCGGCGGGCTCGTGCGTCAGATGATCGCCCTCGAGTTCGCGATGGGCGCCACGTCCACGCCTGCGGCACTGTTCTCCGCCGGACTGAAGACGGTCCAGCGCGCCATCTTCGGCGTGACGGCCGCCATCGCCACCAACCCCTTCGGGCTCCTCGCGGTCGCCATCTCGGCCGTGATCGGCTTCCTGTACATCTTCAGCGACCAGATCAGCGTGACCGCCGACGACGTGGTGAAGCTGTCCGACGTCTTCCGCGCCACCTTCGAGCTCATCCTCGAGGTGATCCAGCCAGTCCTGGACTTCCTGCGCGAGGGCTTCGTTGCCGCGTTCGACTTCATCGGCGTTCAGGTGGACGGCTTCCTTGACGGCTTCCTGGCCATCGGGACGGCGATCATCAACTTCTACAAGACGATCCTCAACACCTACATCGCCCTCTGGGTCGGCGCGTTCAACGCCATCAAGGTGACCTTTGACCTGCTGCCCGCCGCGCTGAAGGACGTCGGCGCCATCGCCATCAACGGACTGATCGACGTGGTGGAGGCTGGCATCAAGGGCATCATCACCGCGGTCGGTGACCTGCTCGAGTTCATCGGGCGGGCGGCCGAGCTCGTGGGCCTGGAGAACCCGTTCTCTGGCATCCTGGACGGCGCGGTCGCGGGCGTTGACCTGAGCCGCTTCCGCCAGGAGGTGACTGGCGTGGCGAGCGACGTGGTGAACATCGCCGCCGACGAGTTCACCAACGCCTTTGGCCGTGACTTCATCGGCGAGGGTGTGCAAGCCATCCTGGACCGCGCGCGGACGATCGCAGAGGAGCGTGCAGCGACTGACGCGGCGACGCCTGGTGCGCCTGGCGGGCCGACCCTGACGGACGACGTGGTGACGCCTCCGGGCTTCGGTGGTGGCGTGCCTGGCGCAGGCTCGGGCGGCAGTGCCGCGGAGCAACGCGCGAAGCTGGAGCTGCTGCGTGAGGTCAACACCGAGCTCGAGAACGAGCGCCGGCTGATCGGCCTCAGCAACTCGGAGCGTGAGGTAGAGAGCAGGCTGCTGGACATCCAGGGCCAGTTCATGCGCGAGAACATCGCCCTGAGCCAGGATGAGATTGCCGCCATCCGTGAGCGCATCGTCGCCAACCAGGAGCTGGAGAACACGCTGGAGTTCATGGGCAACGTGGCGGAGACCGTGTTCGGCGGGATCGACGACGCGATCGGCGACTTCATCGAGACCGGCAAGTTCAACTTCAAGGAGTTCGCGTCTAGCATCATCGCCGACCTGGCCCGCATCGCGACGCAGGCCTTCCTGCTCAAGCCGCTGCTCGAGGGCCTCGGCTCCGGCTTCGGGGGCAACGGGTTCTCGTTCGACGATGGACTGGACCTGGGCGGCATCTTCGGGAATATCTTCAACGCCGGCGGCAACCAGCGTGGCGGGTCGATAATCGGCGGCTCGGGCGGACCGGACAGCCAGCTGTTCGTCTCGAAGGTCAGCCCCGGCGAGCGCATCGACTTCACGCCTGAAGGTGAGGGTTCCAATCGGCGAGGTGGTGGCACTACAATCAACTTCAACATCACGACCCCCGACGCAGACAGCTTCCGCAAGAGCCAGTCCCAGCTGGCAGCGACGGCCGCGCGCCTCATCGGGTCAGGCAAGAGGAACATGTGACGAATGGCATTCGACGAGGTACAATTCCCAACGGACATTTCAAGGGGCGCTACGGCAAGGCCGAAGCGCCTTACTGACGTCGTGACCCTGCGCTCGGGCTTCGAGCAGCGGAACACCATCTGGGCCAACTCCAGGCGCACCTACGACGTCGCCCTCGGCCTCCGTGAG